AGTTCGCCAATTGTTGCTATTCCGAGTTTGGCATACACATGTTTTTTATGTAATTCGGCTGTATTTTGGCTTATATGCAGCTTAATAGCTACTTCTTTAGCCATTTTTCCGGTGGCAAATTCGCGCACTACTTGTGTTTCGCGTATTGTGAGGCCTGTTTCGAGCTGCGGGTTGCATATAATATTTTCGTCAAGGCATTCGCCACGGAGCGGGCAGTTTACAAATTCAAAATTGAATTGCTGATTATCAAGGTCGGGAACATTATCCTGCATGGCAAAATTGCACTTACAAAATCGGCGCACCTTTTCAAATTTTGAATCATATAACATATTGAGCCTTTTATCAGCTTTTGGATATTTTTGATGTATCAAATCAGCGATCAAATCCACAAGTGCATCATTTTCATTAATTTTCCGGTACTCATCGCCCTGGTTAGCGATAAGGTCGAGCCCGTCAGCTGATGTTCTGATTTCAATTTTCATTGCAGTTTGATTTGAGGATTTTTTCGCGGGCCATGTCAGAGAAAGTTTGTTTTTTTTTCTTACAAACTTTATACACCTGTTCCCATTCAAATTGTGTGAATTTGATGGATTTTTTGATAGTTCTGGGGTCTTTCAGTTTTAGTGTACTCATTATTGGATATTTACAAACGGTTAAAAATGTCCTACATTTGTCGGACAATTGTCGGACAATGGTCGGACAAAAATAATCAAAAATGATTATTTGTCAAGTCTTTTTTTTAAAAAATAACCATAAATAGTTATGAAAGGTATAGGAAAACGTATTAAACTACTTGCAGAACAACGCTTTGGGTCTCAAGTAGCCTTAGCAAAAAAAATTAATATGGACCCTCAAAACCTGAATAGAATGATCAAAAGTGACAAATTAAGCCTACCAAATATAATCAGAATTGTTAATTCTTCGCCAGGATTAAACATACATTGGTTATTTACGGGTGAAGGGAAAATGTATATTGACGAAAATAGAATTCAGGTAGAAGAGCCAATTACACCTTATATAAGGCAAAAAAATTTACCGAAAAAAATTTTAGAAGCGCACGAAAAAGTTATTGAGGCGCAAAGTGAAATGCTAAGTGCCATCATGGAAGAGATCAGCGCAAAAAAAGGCGAACGTGGGCGACCATGCAAAATCAGCGAAAATGAAACAAAAAAACCAGTGAAAAGCCGTCCCAATGTCCAGAGTAGCGAAAGCAGCGAAAAGTTAAATCATTGAATTGTAGTTGATTGAGGTGGTGTTGAGAATCCTGCTGCCCCGACAATATACCTTATAAAGCTGTTTATCAGTGTGTAAACATGAAAAAGCAGCGATTTTTTTTGATGAAGTAGCGAAAAGCAGCGAAAAATTACTCTGCCGGCGTGGGGTCATTTAAAACAGAGTAATTATGAAACATCAAAAAATTGCCATTTTGCCAAAGCTTTATGACTATCATGGAGATTTGAACCAAAAATGGTACGTCTTCTACTCTATCCGCGATCCGCGTTCGGATAAGATGATCACCTATAAGCATTATAAAGGCCTGGCAAAGTGCAAAACAAAAAAAGCCAGATACGATGAAGCCCACAAGATCATGGCGCATTATACCGAGCTAATCAAAACCGGATGGAATCCTGCCGTTTATGACAATCAAAATATCTACAGCGACAGTTTGCAGTATAAACATGCCGCAAAAATATTTCAGCAAAAGCGTGCCAGCAATCGCACCTTCAACTTTTTTGCAAACAAGTTTCTGCAATCGGCCAGCGGACTGGCACCAGCAACAATCAGCACTTACACCAGTAAAATAAGGGTTTTCGATCAGTGGCTAAGGGCTAAAGGCTATGCCGATCTGGATATTACTGCAATAACTAATGATGTGCTTATAGGCTTTTTTACCTACTTAAATCAGGAGCGCGAAAGCAGCCAAAATACTTACCGTAAATTTCAAAACCTGCTGCGCGAAATCTTTGACGATCTCATTGAGCAGGGCATTATCAATATCCAACCGGTGCAGCGATTACCTAAGAACAGGCGTGTTGTGAGCAAAGCACCTGGCATTATAGCCGAACAGGATTTGCAGGCCGTGAAGCAGTATATCAAAGCCAACGATCCGCAGCTTTACCTTTTTATATGTTTTGAATATTACTGCTTTATGCGCCCTGGCGAAGTGCGGATGATGAAAGTAGAATGGATTGATTGGGGCAAGCAGCTGATCAGGGTGCCAGCAAATGTGAATAAAACGCGTGGAATTAAAACACCTATTATAAGTAATGAGTTTATGCGCGAGCTGCGCGAAGATTTCCATCTCCACACCTACCCGCGCGATCATTATGTTATCGGCAATCAGGACCATAAGCCGGGCAAGATGCACATCGGGAAAAACACCATGCGCCTGCGATTTAATAAGATCCGAAAAAGGCTAAACCTGCCCGAAAGTTATATGCTCTACAGCTTTAAGCACACCGGAAACAGTGCCGCTGTGGATGCCGGCATTTCGGCCTACGAACGCATGATGCAAAACGGCCACACCAGCATCAGAACTACAGAAATTTACACTAAAAACAAAATTGGATTTCAGAGTGAAGACATCAGGCAGAATTTTCCTAAACTATAACTTTAGTTGATTATATAATCCAGCCTTTTAGCTTTGCGTTGTTATGTTTAAGGCAATTTTATCCTTGAACGGATAATCACATAACCCACAAACATAGCAGCAAGCGCCATCAGCAGGCGGCCAAGCCATATTTGAAACCACTGCCAGCCAGTTACATAATTCTTTTCTTCCACTTTTGTAATAAGCTTTGTTTTATCTGTTGTGGTTGCGCTTTCGCGGATGGCATTTTCAATCACACGGGCAAGCGTGCTATCTTTTTGTATCAGCTCGTGACGCAGAAAACCGTTAACCACTTGTGCCATCGACCAGGCAAGATCAGTTTCGTGAATGGAAGGCCGGCTATTGGCGATGCCGTTAATCACTTCAACGATAACGGTATCGCGGATGGTATCGCCAGGAAGATAGATAAAGATTGTGGTATCGCGGTATATTGTTTCTGTTGTTCTGATAATAGAATCCACTGTGATTAGTTCTGGTGGAAATTTATCCTGGCATTTTTGCTGAGTAACACAGCTGCTAAGCAGTATGATTACAAATAATAAACCTATAAGTTGATTTTTCATACTCTTTTTTCTGTTTTTGGATCAAGGTTTCCTATATTGGTTTTAATAGGTTCAAAATATAAGTCTGCTTCATCTTTTCTCCTAGCAACTAATCCGGACAATACTTTTTTATCTGCATAAATCCAGCGCCCAAACTGCTCTCTTATCTCTTGTTCGCTAGCGTCTGCATTTATCTTACGCATCAGGGTGCTATTACGAAGTGCAGTTACACCAACATTGAAAGCAAACGAGACAAGGCTATCAAATTGATTTTGATTTAAACCTATATCTTTTGTCATGTGTGTTACAGCTGTTTCTGTGATTTCTAAGTCTGATCTTAATAATTCCTCTGCCTGTTTTTCTGTGATAGTGAGATTATTGTGTGCTGTTCGAGTATGTCCGTATCCAACTGTCCACTTACCGGCTGGGCAAATATAGCTTGTAAGGCGCAAACCTTCATGCTTTTTTATCAATTCTACACCTTTATTGCTTGTTTTCATCTTCATCAATATCAAATTGTTTATCGGCTTTTTTCTTGAAAATTGCTACAATCTTTTCAAATACAGGATTTCCGGTAATCTTGCTAACATTGCTTGCTATGCTTGTCATCTCAACAAGGGCAATAAGAACTGCACTCATGTTTGTAATTGAAAAGGTGTGAATGCTTACCTCGTTCAGCGGTTGTATTTTCAATACGTATAAATCGAACGAATAAAACACAACGATCATCAGCACATAAAAAAACATCTTTTCGAGTGTTTTTTTTAGTTTTCCGCTTTCTATAACGTTAATTCTTGCCCTTACGCGCTCTTTCGTGCTTGTTTTTCCTGCTGCCGCATTATTCATCTGATAATAAATACTTGTAACGGCATCAACAATAAGCAAAGCAACGATCACATGAATCAAACTTGCCAGCGGTGCTAAAAATGCCAGGACAATAGAAAATAACTTAGCCGGCCAACTAAGTGCTTGTATATTGAGTAGGATTCGTTCGAGCATGATTCAATCTATATATTAAGTAAAACAATCCCCACAGTACTGCCTACAGCTCCGGCAATTTTGAGGGTAAAGAATAACCAATCACTAATTTTTAAAGTATCTGATTGCGCTACTGTGCCACGATACCAGAATGATAGTCCATTGAACCAATTCCAGCAGGCATCAAACCACAGCCAGCGGACGAACATAGCCCAGATGCTTACGAAAAGTAAATGCCAGCTTATGCCGTATATCCAAAAGGCAATGTTTGCAATCACAAACCCCTTCATAAACGCATCAAGTGCATGCCATTGCCTCGAAAAGATGTGATACAGCCGCACGGCATTAGCTTTTGTTTCGGGGCTTATGTCTGTTCGCTTGCTGACTGCATAGTGCGACTTCTCTTTATGCACC